CACAACGGGGGCTTTTGCTTTAACTGTAAATCCTTTAGCCATAAAGATAAGTTGTTTACTTCAGTATCATACAATATTATGTAGCAGTTGTCAATCAGTCTCTATCTGATAGAATAACTTCATTACCTTCGAGTACGATTTTAATTTCCGTATCTTCGTACCAAGAAAGTTCATTAATAATCTGTTCTGGAATTACGATATAATACTCTCCAGTAATTGGATCGACTTTAACGGGCTCGAAAATATCTCCGGAATTTTTTCTCATTTTTGTATAATATTCAACCTTTTGATAACATTATATATTCTCCGGAATTTTTTGATTAGAGAGATATTGAGAGGTCGATCTGGGTCGTTTATAGCTTATGGGGACCCATCGAATTTATAACGCGGTCGCGCTAGGGGGCAACCGCCATCAATACCCTGCCCAACACGAACGACTGCCCCCCACGAACGCAGGGGGCAGGGGGCAGGGTCAGAAGCGGACTGCCAGATCAGAATGCCCGACGCGCTGCATCAGACGATCGCGGGCGGCGGCGATACGGTCGGCGCGATGCTGTGCCTTGGCGTTGGCGATGGCGCTATCCAGATCAGCGACCATCGCCTTGCCGATGCCGCCGACAGCGTTCAGGGTCAGACCAGCGCCGACGCAGCGATCACCCGAACCCTGAGAACGCCCACGCGATGTGAGGGTGTGGTCGCCGTCATCAGCACGAACAGTCTGCACACCGCCAGAGGTGCCATGAGACTGAGACCCACGCATCCAGGTCTCACCCTTACGGGGACCGCGACGGGGAAGGCGGGTGATGGTGTAGGTCATGGGGTGGGGTGGTAAACTGAGAGAATTGTAGCAGGTCGGCAGTGGGGGTCAACCCCACTGCGCTTGCCGAACGTCGTTGCGGTGTGCCTCAGCATACTGGGCGGCGATGGCGGTAGCGGGCACACCCCAGTGAATGTAGGCGGCGGGGCGGGATCCGTTCTTCAGTTGATCAGCGCGGGAGATCCATTTGATCTGGCGGGTCTCCAGGTCAGAGCACATGCAGAGGGGGAAGCGCATCGGGTGTCGTTTGAACTGAGAGTATTGTAGACCCCCCACCCGCGTCAGCAGGCAGGGGGTGGACGGTTTTAGAATTGGATCGCTTCGAAGTGGGCAGCGGCATCCGCGATGTTCTCCTGCTCAATCCCATCCACAAGGGTCTCCAGGATCTGCAGGATCTCATCCCCATTGCTGCCACGGCGGAGCAGGGAGATGGCAAGGTTAGCGGTCATGATGGAAGGAAAGTAAAAGGTCAAAGGGTAGAAGGGTCAGGCGGCGATCAGGACATCATCCTCCCAGCGGGCGGAGCTCAGGATCTCATCGTAGATCCGATCCGCGACCTGATCAACGTAGCGGCGCTCATCTGCCTTCATAATGGCGGCGCGGCACTGGGCAGCGATCTCATCAATGCTGAGGGCGCGGTCGGTGGCGGGGTTGTAGCGCATGGGTCGTTTGCGGTTGACTTTAGAATTCTAAGGGGTCAGGGGGTCGGGTCTGACCCCCACTGTGCCAGTTGATCAATCGGCATAGAGGCGCTGGAAGTCATCCACAAACTCCCGTGCCTCATCGCCTGACATGCGGGAGATCATCTCACGGGCGACGGTCTCCCAGGAGAAGTCGTCTGCCAGATCATAGATGGCAGACCGTGCCTGAGAGGCGGTCAGTTCGGAGGCGGTGATCTGAGCGTAGGTCATGGGTTGGTTGGTTGAACTGAGAGTATTGTAAGGGGTCAGGGGTGCTCAGTATGCCAGGAGTGTGCGGTTTGCCCACTGTCCACGGCTCAGGTCGCGGTTGAACAGCAGGGGCAGCATGTCACGGCGGCGGCAGGGATAACCTGCAACGCTGCCCGACTGCCACTTAACGATCGCGGTACGGGTCAGGGGCGACAGGATGATGGCATCACAAGCGGAGCTGCCCTGGCAGTCTACGTTAAGGAAAACGGGCAGGTGATCCAGGAGGAAGTTCAGCATGGTGGGGTTGTTTGCTGTTGAGAGTATTGTAGGGGGTTGGGGGGTCAGAATCCTGCCTGCTGTTCCAGTTCGTCAAGTGGCACACGGTTCCAGGCACTGAACAGGGTGACATGATCCAGAACGCGCCCCATCGTCTCAGGACCAGTCTGGGGGTCGTCCAGGACCTGATCCATGCCGATGCTCATCAGGCGGTGGATCACGGCGTAGGTCTCCTGGCTGATGGTGATCTCCATAGGGGTCCGTTGCGGTTGAGAGTATTGTAGGGGGTGGCACCCCTCAGAACGCCACCAGCTGGTCCAGATCCCATTGCGGCACAGTCTGAACGGTGCCGCCACAGTTCTTCCGCAGCCAGGCATTGACATGCTTGGTGGTGGTGGTGCTCCATTTGAAGGCGGTACGCATCCAACCCTTACCAGGCACAATAGCGGCGACGGGTTGATCATAGGAGAACAGGATGCAGGTCCCGTCTGCCAGGGTCACCTCAGTTTGGTTGCTGCCGACTTGCTGGACTTTCATGGTGGGGTCGTTTGAACTGAGATCAGTATAAGGGGTCAGCGGTGCCCTTTGGGGCAGGGAGTGGACAGTGCCTCAGGTGTCCTCATCCTCCCCCAGAATGAACCCATCAACCCATCCTGCTGTGTATCCGTCATCTTTGGTGAACAGGCGGATCTTAAGAAGTTTGGCGATTGCAAAGGGCAAACCGATCACCAGGGCTCCAGGGATGAGAATGGCAAGCAGTTCGGTCATGGGGTTCCTTTGAACTGAGAGTATTGTAGCGGGTCAGCGGGCGATCAGGTCGCCTGCAGTGTACAGTGCCTGAGCTGTCACAGTGCGGACGGGACGGATCGGTTCCCAGAGCAACCACAGCAGCAGAGCACCAACGGTCAGGCGGAGCATGGTAGCACGGTGAAAGTCAGCGGAGCGGGAGCGGGTCAGGGATCGCATCAGGGTGCCAGGTGAGCAGGGGAACCGCAGGAGCGATAGAAGTCTACCATGCGCTCCGCTTCCTCCAGGGTGGGGAACCATTGCGACCGCCACTCACAGGCATTGTAGGGGACCTGGTAGCGGACTTCGTAGCGGGTCAGTGCCATGGGGTTCGTTTGAACTGAGATCAGTATAAGGGGTCAGGGTGCCAGGTCTACGGGGTGTGTGCCAGTTCAAAAGGTGGCACAGGGTGGCTGGTCAGGGGGTGCTGAGGATCTATACTAAGGTCACAAGCGAAGGAGGGGCGGGGTAGCCCTGAGGACGAAAAAGGTCGTCACGGGAGCAGCCTTGAATTAAAAAGGGAAGCATAAAAAGGGGGGCGTCACCGCCACCCCAGGAAGGTGGCAGGGTTGCCGTAGTCTCCGATCACGATGCCATTGTGGCGGACCTCAGCGTACCCGTACTCCTCCGACAGGGAGTAGCACAGATCCCAGGCACGGTCCTCATCGGTGGTGGTGTTCTCCCAGGGAGCGGAGGGGCAGATCACGTCGTAGCGGGTCATGGGTCGTTTCGTTTGGTATGCCTTAGTATTGCACCGATTCAGGCGATCCACAAGGGGGGTTGTGCCAGTCTCTCAACTGGCACACTGAAAGCGTCCGCTGTTGAAGTTAGCGTTACTGAAGACCTCACGATTCACGAGTTTGAACATACCAAACTCATTGGTCATGACATAACCTTCTGCATCGATTCTGTTGCCGTAGAGATAAGCAGCAGGACCATCATTGCGGCAGAGGAACAGGCAGTCATCTTTGATCGACTTCACCAATGCCCACAGACGCAGCAGGTTAGCATCACATTCAAAGTCATCAGGATTCACTTCTTCACCAGCACGAATGCAGGCGTTGATTTGCTGTTTGATCTTTGCCGCTTCTTTATCAGAAACAAACTCACAGGCAGTAGACATTTGACGGGCAAAGTTGCAGACCTCTTCAACATCAGCGAAGGACATTTGACCGTGCAGAATGTATGCTTCAGGTTGCACGAACAGAACATCATCATCACTCTGCAGATTAACCATCAGAGGTTCTGCCCAACTGTCACGAAGATCATCATTTGCCTCATAAACAGTGTGGGGAGCGATGATGATGTGTTGAGAAACAATCTCAGGGAACTTGTAAGTAAGCGTGTTCGGAGTGTATTCATCAGATCCACCAAACCCGATAAAATCACCCTGAATGATAGAGTCAGTACGGGGCAGATAATCAAAGCACGAATGAAGAATGTTGGCAACTTCGCCCTGATAGAAGAGATCAATCTCCTCATGATTGTGAGCGATACGAATCTTTTTCTTGTTGAACACTGCTTTAGTGCCCACGAAGAACGTACCAGTTGCAGGATCAATCCCCCACACGATTGCAGGAGCACCATCAATTTTGACGCTCAACTTGCCGCGAGCAGTGAACCAATCCAGGCACGAAAGATCACCCGTCAGGATGGTATCTTCGGGGTGTTCGAGGTGTGTGTTTTTCATACTGTTAGTATTGCACAAAAAAAGGGGAGTCGCAACCCCCCTTGTGCCACTTGTTCAACTGTCCTCCAGCAGATCGGGATAGTAAGACTCAACCTCAGAAATCAGTTCCTCATCAGTATAACTGGTGAGATTTTCTTCCATCTGATCACCAACAATCTGCAGCAAATCTTTGGTGCTCATGTTGTCAAGCAAACGGTCAATGTATGCTTCAACCAGTGCTTCACGATCGAAAGTGTTAGTCATCAGTCGTTGGTGGGGTGATTTACAATTTGGTCTTCAATTTGGTTCGCAAGTTCTTCCATCCACTCACGAACTTCATCATCTTCGTATTGTGCATTGTCCCGCACAATACGCATCAGGAACTCAATTTGTTCATCATCGAAATGATACTCTTTGAGAACTTCAGTCATTTGTTCCTCCGATAACGGTCAGAAGCAGTAGGGTCGGGATCATAAAGTCCACCACCAGCACGATCATCCAGGTAGAACATAACACCAAAGGTGGCAAGAATAATGCCACCAACGATTGCAGTAATCATCAGTAATCGTAGTTAGCGTTCAGGTACTCATTGACATCGAACTTTTCATCTTTCAGTTCAGGAATGTCAAGGTCAAAAATCTCACCGGGCATGTCTTGGATTTCAGACCAGAGTTCATCAAACATGGTGTGTCTCTCAGGGACGAATGTAATTTATCAGGGAGGCAGCACGAACGCAACCCCCCTTGTGCCACTTATGCAACTGTCACACTCACCTCTTTAATATTCAAACCCATCAACTGGTTTGTGACACGATTGCACACAACTTCGGTAGGATTCTTGACTCTGGACTTCTCATACCAAAAAGTTACACAACCGTCATAAGTTTCGACACGAACTTTAACTTCAGTCATGGTGGGAATTTGTGTCAACGAATGCAATGTAAACCAGCACGTGGCAGATATCAAGGGGTCTTGTGCCAGTTTCACAATTGGTTGCATTCTCAATAACGAAGGTCTTATTGAGAATCAATAAGTACTATTAATTGAGAATAAGGACCAATATTCGAACTGGCACATTACTCGAACGGATCGAATTCTTTTACCCTACAATGGACATCTTCCCCAGGTTCGAGTTGTAATACCTCACGCCAATCGATATTATCTAGATCTAGGTCATCATAACACATGAGATCTAGTGTAACCTGTACAATACGCTTTTGTGTTACAGACATGATTCTCGTAGTGTGTGTACTAGATTATATCATGCATAATGACGATATGCAAGCGATTCGTAGTCTTGCCCATCTCGTGCATAATCCTCGTCGAGATCTTGTGTATACTCGTCGAGATCGTATGAGTAATCTGATGCGTAAGTGTAGTCGAGATCGTAGTCGTCGTACATAACTCGTCGAGATTGTATGAATGCTTGTGTATTATAGCATAATTCTCGACGAGATTGCAAGCCTTATGATGCACCGTCTCGTCGAGATCATGCTAGTATATATGCACTCTCGTCGAGAAATGTTAAGATATGCTTATAATGCTCGTCGAGATCTCGTATAAGACTGTGTGGGTCTCGTAGCATTTTCGCGGCGGGGGACTTGACAAACTGCGCGTCTTATGGTACGCTCGCTAAACTTGCTTAAGATCTGGGCATTTATAAGCATTTAGCTCACAAGACCTGGAGGGGTTTAGAAGGTATTAAACACAAGACCTGGAGGGGTTTAGAAGACTTATAAGACTCTATTCTCAACAATAATACTCAATTGATTCTCATTAATATTACACTTATTGAGAATCAAATAAAACAGCAATATATGTTTTTTAATACCTTTTTTAATTAAATTAAACCTTTTTATTGATTTTTTAACCTTTCATACCCTTTTTTTCTTGTGCTGCTGTTTGTGCTAAATGCAGATTTGTATGAAGACGTTGACGATTAGCAAACAGATTATGTTGACGGAATGATATTTAGAATACAGGTACTATTTCAGTCTCTTTACATCCTTGAGTCTTTACATGTTTCTCCCATAATGTAGCATCTTCAATCGTATAGAAAACTGCGGTTTGTTTTGAGTATGTTTTCTTTTTGGGTTTCAGGTAAATGACTTGGTACTTCATAATAATACAGATTGATTGTTGGTCCGTCGTTCCAATGTCTTATGACCCCTGCGATAATGAATAGATTAGTAATGAGATAAGTACCGAATATAACAGTCCGTATATGAGCAACGTGGTCTGATTCTCTGTCATTTTTACTTGCTTTCTCCCCAAGTGATTTCGCCCACAATCTCCACAGTGTTTTTCTTTTCTTCATAGATAGACTCTCTTGATTTGATATAAGTAAGTTCTTTCCACTGTTCTGGATAACAGATTACAAGCACTCTTTCATTTGCATGAATTGGACAACACAGATAATTAACTTCATCCTTTGGACGTACAGACTGTTCGATTGTAATGTAAGACTTATCAGTGAAATACACCCAACCTTCTACACCTTTGGTCCAAACGACATAATCATTAACCTGTGGTTGATAACTCATACAAATGCAGATTCAAGTGGAGTTTGCTTTGGTATCATAGCAGAGTATGGAGTTGTGTCTTCTAGACTAACAACGTTCCCAACTGTACTTGAGTTGATGGGGGCGGAATATACTCTTTTTTTGGTGTCGTAGAATCCCCAGATTGACCGAACAGACTTACCAAGGTTATAATCAAAAGTAGCAGAGTTGCGAATCCAGATGGCGACAGTATTTCTTTTAAACTGTTCAAATTCATAAGAATAACCTTTTGGTGCTTTGTGCGGGAATTCAATCATTATCAGGAACAGCGCGAAGATACTTTGGATTATGACCTAAAGACAGGTAATTGTTCAACAGTAAATCACACTGCTCACGGGTCAGTTTCTTGGCATCCTCTTCAATCAGTCCCCATCCATGAGAGAACAGTTCTTCAATGCGATAGGTCTGTGTCATGTCGTAAAAGAATCAACAATACGGGAATCTTCTTCATGGGCAAGTTCGAACTTATGAGCATTCACCACACGTTCCATAATGCGGGAGTCATGGGCATTCTCATACTCATCACGCCAGTTTAGAAGAACATCATGGCACTC